CTTAACTACAATATCATAATCATCACCAATAACTTTAGTTACTTTTGTACCATCAGGTTGTATTTCTTCAAACGTACCTGATTTATGAAAGTTATGAATACGTTCTGCACCTGGAGTATCATCAATTTCAAAAACATGTCCACTTTCAGTTTCATGTACATGGTTGTACGGATACTTTGTCTTAGTTGTATCGCTTCCTTGAGGGTGCGGTTCGGTCCAGAAAGATTCAGTCTTTCTTCCTTTTACATTAGTCCCCTCAACATCCGGTGCAAATGCAATTGGAACATCCTTAATACGCATAGCTCTTTTCGTAGCAAGAGAGTAATGTTTCTCTGCAACATCTTCACGGCTGAGTCTTGGTTGGTCAGATTCAGGAACAGTGTTTCTGCCTGATGAATTATCACTTAGAGGATATTTTTTATTTGGGTCACTAAAGCCTGTATCTTCAGCAGGGGGTTGCATAGATAATGAAGCAAGTGAACCCATAATAACAGGAATTTGTCCATCAGTACCATCTGCAAAATACCCCATAACATGACTTCCCTCAAGAAGACCTGTTGCAGATTGTCCAATACCTGACATACCAGCAGAAGTGGGTGATTGCATTAATACAGCAAGAGGTAAATGTGATGTGGGTAGTACAGTTTTATCATCTGTATGATAACCCAAAATGCGAACACGCACACGGCCCAATTTAGCTGGGTCATTTCTGTCCTCAACTACACCTTGCCACCAAGTAAAATCAGGATAAACATTTTGCATTAGTTATTTGCTCCAAAACTATCCCGTGTTATTTCTAAAATCATCTTATGTCCTGTAATATCAATATCATGTCTAATACCAGTAATAATATATATTCCTGAAATTAGAGAGTCATATAATTCGTCATCAGTACTTACAGTTCTCGCCTTATCGCCTACTTTAGGATAGTTGAAACGAATTAATCTACCCACTTCAACATCTGTTTTACCTGGTACTGTTATTTCATACTTAACTGCTTCCAATTCAGCCAGAGCAGTTTTTCTAAAACAAGTGCTTGTTACCTGTTTAACATCAAATGCATCATTTGGACCAAACAAACCAGAAGCACCTGCTTTAAAAGTAATATTACTTAGTGGGTCTGAAATCGGGTCAATTGGCATGGGAGCAGTATTCCCAATATGATTGAATGAAGTAAAGGTATCTTTTATTAAATTACTTCTTTGCTCAAGTCGTTGTGTATGTCTGGATGTATAATCAAATTGAATATGATAGATGTCTTTATTTGCAAAATCATAGGCAAAGGTTGTATTACCGTAATAACCACTATCTTGATTTTTTAATTGGTCAAAATGAGTAGGATAATATATTTTTTCAACTACTCTCATTTTATTTGATATAGTTGGACTTGTATATGTATATCCACTGGTTCTATCTTTAGGTTTTGTATTTGGGTTTGTATCCAATTCAGGAACATAATTATATTCATCATATAGTGTTTTTCGTTTTAATTGTTCTTGAATAATTCCAGTTATAGAACCATAATAAAATCTTTTGTTTGACTCAAAAAACATTACATTAGGCATTCTATATTGGGTACCTATAGAGTTTTTTGCTAAGTAGTTCATACACTGAAAAGGAGACCAATGATTTGCTACAAACTCAAAATTATTTGTAGAGTGCGGCCTATCAGGCATGACCATAGTATTACCTTCAAGGGCAATATAATCAGAAAAGATTTTTTCAGCTATATCATCAGTAGACCCAGAAAACTTTTGAGTAAGGCGAGTGATATTATCATTTATACCTGGTTGTGAAATAAAAGCAATACTATAAAACTGTTCTCTATCAGTATTAAGTTTTCTATCTGTAACTGCATATATTGAGAAAGTTTTTTGAATACATGCTTCTTTTTTATCGGGCAACTCAGGGGTTCTAATTTTTAAAGTTATTGTATCCTTGCCTATGATAGGTCCGTCAGATAACAAGTTAATTGCATCAGACATTATAATCTCACCAAAAATACAGGGAGAATAAATGCTTTCCTGAATAATTATCTGAAGCATGAAGTTAGATAAATCTACTTGTTCTCCAGTAACAGTCGTAAGTATAACTTCTTCAATCCTTACATCACCTGCAGATTGTTGTACATCATTTGCCATAATTAATTGCCAATTTTTCTTTTGAACTCAGCTACAAAATCCTTTAGATATCTAGGATGTAATACTTTGATTTCCTGTCTAGCATCATTCTCAAGTTCTTCGTGTTCTAAATGAGTAACTTCTACCAATTCGCCGCTTGCAATTAAGTCTTCATCATAATCTGAACATATTAATGGATTAGATACAAGAGCAAAATGATGTGTATCATTAGGGTTTGTATATCTCTGTAATACCAATGCATATAGTTGTTCAGGGCTATAATACCATTCATTATATGGGTCGATAATATTATTAAGTATTAATAGTATCCAATGATATTCTGGATCCCCATATAAATCATATGCAATGTCTTCTGGTCTTTCACCTGCGTTAATTGTATATGTCTCTAAGTAAGTTTCATTGACTATAAATTTATCTTGGGGTGCAACACGACGAAAGATATCAGTGGCAGTGATGAATCCATCATTTGTTACAGTGTTAGATTGTAAACTATATAAAAATTTAGGAAAATATTCAAAAAACATTTTAGTAACCCTGCTCCACCATATCTCTTGTTAAAATTTCCAGCTCTTTAAATGCAAGTTGCATTGTAATTTCTGAGGGTGCACCTTTAGTATCTTTGAATGTAGTGAACGTGCCGCCTTGACCATAATCAACTCTCATATCTGTTAAGGCACAGTCAGCAATTCTATTTACATAATCATTTCGCTCACCTCTGTATCTAAACTCAATACTAAATTCTGAGGGATAAATTAGGAATAACCCATCCTGAGATTTTTCAGAATGCATATGTATTTTAAATAATTCAATTATGTCTATAACACTATCAAGTTCTTTTTTATTTCTAGGAGCAAACTTAAACTCAAACGCAAAATCTCTGAAATTCATCGTTTTGAACAATTGCTCTTTAAATGGATTCTCAACTTTCTTAGTGATAGCTTGCACCGCACCTCCAAAGTTAACATTAAGTCCTAATGCCCTACCAATATCTGCCGCACCGATAAGTGAACGGCCAACAAGTTCACCTCCACTTTTAAGTAAATCTGTAAGTGAACCCTCTCCGGCTCCAGTAGCTAAAGCACCAGTTAGTGCACCTAAGTCTGCATCTTGCCATTGTGCGCTATATTTTGCTTGAGGTGCTTGGGGTATATACAAGTTAATAAAGGTATTGGTACTGATAGTTCTATTTTTATTTCCAAAAAGAGCATAGGACCCTGCCGCAACACCGGATAAACCGCCAAGTGCAGTGGCAATATCTCTTATTAAATTACTGCTTGAAACTGAAGATGCGGCCGCCCTAGCAACAGTAGCGGAACCTAGAGTAGCGGCAGTTACAGCCGCCGTGTTAAAGGCATCACTTTGTTCTGCATTAATACGGTTATTATTAGAGGGTTCAAAAATAGCACCATCACCCCCCGCTTTTTTAACTAATGCTGAACCTACCTTAGATTGTTCTCTTACTTTAATCCCAAATTGTACTGAATGAGGTTGTATTTCAGTTTCAATATCAGAGGGATAACTTAGAATTTTTAATTGTTTCTTCGCTTTTGTTCTAACTATTTCTTCTTCTGCATTACGATTTTTGCTAGAGGTAGGATTAGATTTTACTACAGCATTTGCTTCTGCTTGCTGAGAGATATCATCAGCAGTGCTTTTAATGGGATCAGGACGATTATTACCATGTCTTGCATTTCTACGTCTTGTTGGATCTATTGCCATAGTGATAAATACCTTATAGTTATTGTTTATTTAAGACTATTTATATGAATTATTCTAAGAATGTTTATCAAGGAAAATTTAATCCTAAAAATATCCGTAAATATAAGGGTAACGTAAAAAATATTGTTTATCGTTCCAGCTATGAATTAAAATTTATGAACTGGTGTGATATGAATGAAGATGTAGTTGAATGGGGGTCAGAAGAAATTTCTATCCCATATCGCTCACCCTTAGATAATAAAATACACAGATATTTCCCAGACTTTTATATTAAAGTAAGAAACAAGAAATACCTAATAGAAGTAAAGCCTTGGAGATTCACGCAAGAACCTAAAATACCCCAGAGAAAAACAAAACGCTTTCTTAGTGAAGTAAAACAATGGGGAGTAAATTTAGCAAAATGGGAAGCGGCCAAAGAACTTTGTATAGACCATGGCTGGGAGTTTAAAATAATAACAGAGAAAGAACTTGGTATCTCTTATAAATAGTCACATGGCAAACCCATTTGAACAAATAAGAGCAAACGCTGGTGACCAAAAAAGGTCTATGGATTGGTATCAGCGCCAAGTTCAGCAATTAGCAGGCAACATTACAACACCTGGTGCCGCCCTACGTTCGGATGTGGGTGAAATGGTAGGCAGAATTGAAGTCGGTAGTATGTACATGTTTATGTACGACCCTAAGACTGCAAACTTACCGTACTATGATAAATTTCCACTCGTATTACCCTATGATGACGCCAGAGGAGGGTTCTACGGGCTTAACTTACATTACTTACCCTATGCGTTAAGAGGTGCGCTTTTAGGCTCTTTGATAGAGACAAAAGATAGTGTAACTATTGGCCCAGATACCAAAATGAGATATACTTGGCAAACACTACAAAGTGCATCACGCTATCCGGGTGTAAAACCAACCGTGAAAAGATACCTTTATAATCAAGTGCGTTCCAGATTAGTTAAAGTAAATCCCGAAGATTGGAGAACAGCTATCTTTCTGCCTGTTGAACAATTTGTCGGTGCGAGTAAACAAAAAGTATTCACAGATTCAAGGCAGGCTCTATAATGGCATCAGCATATTTTAAACTGAATGATTTTCTCGGCAAAGTTAGAACCGAAGACTTAGCTAGAGCTAGTAGATTTGAGATACATATCAAAGGACCATCTGGTTTAGGTGCTGACAGACATGTATCCATACTTTGTGAGGAAGCATCTGTACCAGGTCTCATCATTCCTTTAACACAAGTAAAAATTGGTAACTGGACTGAAAGCCGTGTAAACGGTGTTGAATATTTTGGTGATACTGCTTCATTCACGTTCTATTGTGATAACAATTGGGATGTTCGTGCATACTTTGAAGATTGGATGGGACGAGTCGCAACCAATCCTCTTTCAAAGGAAGTTGGCTTCTATGACAACTATAAAGGAAGTTTATCAGTTCATACACTAGGTAGAGATGACGAACGTACCGGTGAATGGGAACTAATGGAAGTTTATCCTAGAACAATTAGTTTAACACCCTTAACTTCAGCGGGCGACACTGTAAACAGAGTGACCGTAACCTTTACCTACAAATACTGGAAATCAGATGGTATGCCAGTTGATAGTAAATACAAAGGTCTTAAAAGATTCCTTAACTTCAAGGATCTTGACCTTAAAGAAGTTATTAGAAGAAACATATAATAGGAGTTTTTATTATGCCTTTACCACAAGTGGACCTTCCACTTTTTGAAATTGAAATCCCCCCTACGAAACAAAAGGTAAACTTTAGACCTTTTCTAGTTAAAGAAGAAAAGATTTTAATACTTGCAAGTGAATCAGGTGATGTTAATGATATGATGAGAGCAACACAACAAGTTGTATCGAATTGTTCAATGGGAGAGGTAGATGCCACAAAACTCCCTCTATTTGCCTTACAAAAAGTTTTTATGGATTTACGGTCTGCATCTATATCCAACATAATTGATTTAAATTTAGTTTGCGGTCATTGTAGTTCAACACACCAACACGAATTAGACTTACAACAGTTAGAGATTAAGTATAATAAAGAACATAAAAACCCAGTTGATTTGGGCGGTATTATGATTGAGTTGGATTACCCAAGTGCAGATATATTAGCACAAATGTTTAACAGTGAAACAATTGAAGATTTATATGTGACTGCTTCACATTGTATTAAAGTAATTTATGATGGAGATGAAATAATCAATAGTGATGAAGTAACTCTCGATGAGAAACTGGAATGGATAGAAGGATTAACAACACAACAATTCCTACCTATCCGAGAGTTTCTTGAGACTATGCCTATATTAGAACACACTATTGAATTTACATGTAATGAGTGTGAAAAAGAAAATTATATGACAATGAATGGGTACTCAAATTTTTTCGTATAACCCTCTCACATGAAAGTTTAGAAAATTACTTTAAAACCAACTTTTTATTAATGCAGGAACATAAATACTCATTAACAGAAATTGAAAGTTGGATGCCTTGGGAGAGGGAAGTCTACATTAGCATGTTATTAGAACACTTAAAGAAAAAAGCTGAAAAGGCAAAATAAAAGATGGAACTAGTACAAACAATAGGCGATACACTGAAGGACCGGTATGGTGTAAATCGTGCCACAACTGGTTTTTCTAATATTGTAAAAGAAGCAGTTAATCCTGCAACAATGTTTGGTGCTGAAAGCCTATCTGCCAGAGTGTTTAGTTCCACAGAATCCCGTGCAAAAGCCGCAAATACACAAACAAATATTAAGTCAGGTTATTCCAGTTTAGGTAATGGTACAAGTGAACAACTAGAAAGAAATACTGACGAACTTGAGGGTAAAACTGACGAACTTATTGATGCAGTAAAAAGTCTCGGCAAAAATGAAACAGCCGGGGGACAAGTAGAAAACAAAACTGTATCACAAATAAAAGCTGAAATGAGTTCTGAGGGAATAACTAAATCCCAGGGTGAACAAATTATTGCTTTACTTGAATCTCAACTAGGTGCAACTAAAAGAGCAGGCAATGCACAAGGA